GCAATTATGAACGGATCATATAATCCTATTAAGAAAGTTATCCTCAAGGATATTTTCCCCGTAGGTATCAGTGGTATTCAATTTTCATCCGTTATAGTTGATACCGAACCTGTAATTGCTACTGCAACATTTGCTTTTACTTCGTATATGATAGAGGACTTTATTCATGATCCGTAATGAATTGTATGATATGGTAACACAAGATTTAGAATTTGACAAAACAGAACTAGACACCGAATCCTTAAAAACTCCCCAACTACATAATAAATATTTAATATTATTCAGTCAAGAAAAATTAAAATTAGAACAGGTATTATCAGAGAAAAAAATATCTCGAAGAGATAAATGGCTCTATTATACCGGAAAAATGTCAGAAGAAGAACTAAAAGAAAAGGGATGGGAATCGTGTGATCTTGTTATTTTGAAAACCGATGTAGATAGATTTATCGATGCAGATCGCGATATTATAAAACTAGAGGCCCGAGTAACTCTACAACGTGAAATGGTAAATTATCTTGAAAATGTTATTAAAATTATATCAAATCGTCAATGGAATATCCGAGCAGCTCTAGATTGGATTAAATTTACTCAAGGCGCCTAATCTATGAGCGATCTGAACGTAGAAAAAATTGATTCTGTAAACATGAAAATTAATTGTGATGATTCCATTGCAAAGGAATTAAATCAATTTTTTACTTTCACAGTTCCAAATTATCAATACACCCCAGCATATAAAAATAAAAAATGGGATGGATTAATTCGCCTATTTAATTTATATTCACGTAAATTATATGTTGGTCTATTAGATTATTTGGTACAATTTTCTCTCGATAGAAATTATAGAATAGACTATGAGAAACCCGATTCTATTAAAATAAAAGAGGGGGAAGTAGAGGAATTTATAAGAAATTTATCTATAGAAACCAAAGGTAAAAAAATCACTCCCCATGATTATCAAATTAAAGCCATCACACATGCAATAAAAAAAGAAAGATGTCTTCTTTTATCCCCCACAGGAAGTGGTAAATCATTAATCATTTATGCCCTCATTCGTTATTACTTTGATCAATTAAAAGATGATGAAAAAATTCTCATAGTTGTTCCGACTACAGGTCTTGTATCTCAGATGTACAATGATTTTAGAGATTACTCAGGGAAAAAATGGAATGTGGAAAAGAACTCACACGTTATATTTGCAGGGCAAGACAAGAACACAAAAAAGAAAATTGTTATTTCAACATGGCAGAGCATTTATAAAATGCCCAAGGACTACTTTGATTCATATAAAATTGTGTTTGGTGATGAATGCCATTTATTTAAAGCAAAGTCTCTCACTACATTAATGACTAAACTCACAGATGCTAATATCCGTATAGGGACAACAGGAACTCTTGATGGGACCCAAGTTCATAAATTAGTCATCGAAGGGCTTTTCGGTAAAGTTTATAATGTAACAACCACCAAATCTCTGATGAAAAGAAAGATACTTTCTAATTTACAAATAGATTGTTTAATGATACAATATACGGATAAAGAAATAGCAGAAATAAAGCGTGCCCGTTATATTGACGAACTTAAATGGATTATCGCCCACAAAAAAAGAAATGTATTTATAGCAAATCTATGCAATAAAATTAAAGGAAATACATTAGTACTCTTTAATTTTGTCGATTTACATGGTAAACCATTATATGACTTGATACAACGTACCTGTCCAGATAAAAAGGTATTTTTCATCTACGGAGGAACCGATGCTGATCAAAGAGAAAGAATACGACAAATTGTGGATGAAGAAAAGGAAGCGATTCTCGTGGCTTCATATGGGACTTGCTCTACTGGGATTAATATTCGCAATATTAACAACCTTATTTTTACTTCACCGTCTAAATCCGTAATCCGTGTCCTGCAATCGATTGGGAGGGGACTCAGACGCTCTGAGAGGAAGAATACAGTAAAGCTCTACGACATCGCAGATAATCTTTCACATAAAAAGTATAGAAACCATACAATGAGACATCTTGACGAAAGAATCAAAATATATAATAAGGAACGTTTTGATTATAATTTGATTCCCATCAAGATTTAAGGAGAAACAATGAATTCATCATACCGTGTTCTTAAACTTCAGAGCGGCGAAGAAATTATCGCCAAAATCAAAGGTAGAGAAAAGGACAAAGTTGTTCTAGAAAATCCTATGGTTATCAAAACCACTATTAAAACCAATGTGTTTGGTAATTCTCAAGAAGTAGTATTTCTAAAGGACTGGCTTTCAAATACTCCCTCTAATATAATTAAAATTCCCGAAACCTTTATTATAAGTTGGTTGATTCCATCTAAAGATGTTAGTCGTCTTTATAGTTTGGAAAGAAACAATAGAAAACAATGTTTTCCCAACAACAATTCTCCAATCCCCAATAAAGATGTTTTAAATAAATTGCTAGAAGAATTGCAGAATTTAGATGAAAATAAGACACAGAATTCATGGCCATTCCCTCATCATCATCCCAAAGAAATGAATGATAATTTTGTATTTATGCACATGATGCTTCCTCCTGATGTTATCAAGGAAATGTTTGAGGAAGGTTTATTAGAATTTGATGGTTTTGAAGAAGAAAATGAACTGTCTGAAGAAATTAATGAACACAAATATACAGGAAATGAAACAAACGATCCTGAGTATGGAAATCGGTGGACTGATTGGGACCCAGATCCCTTTAATGAAGAGTATAGTTAATTAGTTATTCCCTTTCCCCCCTGCACAGGGGATTATAAGGGCGATGTGGAAATTGTCAAGAAAAAAATTGATATTTTTAAGAGAATGGTTATAATATAAATTATGGGAAAAAAGAATCATTACATAGATAATAAAGAATTTTTTAAAGCTATGTGCGATTGGAAAATAGAAGTGAAGGAAGCCGAGAATTTAGGAGATTCTCGTCCACCCATTTCTGATTATATTGGAAGATGTTTTATGAAAATTGCTGAACATCTTGCTCAGAAACCCAATTTTACTAATTACCCATATAAAGACGAAATGATAAATGATTCAATAGAGAATTGTTTGATGTATGCTCACAATTTTGATCCTGAAAAATCAAAAAATCCCTTTTCTTATTTTACTCAAATAATTTATTATGCATTCTTAAGAAGAATTGAAAAAGAAAAGAAACAAAATTATATCAAATTTAAATTAGCTGAAATGAAAGATGATGGAACAATGTCATCATGGTTTAAAGAAAATTATTTTGAAAAGGATAATATAAAAATTGCGATGCGTGAGCATTTTAATCTTTCAGAAGAAGATATTAAAAGAATGGCCCCAAAAGGAAAAAAGAAAAAGGGATCTACAGGGCCATTTGAATGAAATTAGCTATCATAAATGATACCCATTTTGGAGCTAGAAACGATTCTTCAATATTTTTAAACTATTTTTTAGAATTTTTTGAAGAACAATTTTTTCCCTATTGTGTTGAAAATAAAATAGATCAGGTGATTCATTTAGGAGATTTGATGGATCGCCGAAAATATGTTAATTTTAATACCCTCCATGAAGTTAGACAAAGATTTTTTGAGAACTTGGAAAAGTATCATATTCATTTACATTGTATAGTAGGGAACCATGATACTTTTTATAGAAATACCAATGAAATTAATTCTTTAAACGAACTTTTCGTAGGTAAGAATTCATATTTTCATTTATATGAAAAACCAACTTCTTTAGAATTTGATGGTCTGGGGATCGGTTTGGTCCCATGGATTGCTGACGAAAATCGGGAAGAATGTGAAAAGTTTTTAAAAACATGTTCATGTTCTTTGATCGGGGGGCATTTTGAATTAACTGGGTACGAAGTTATGCGAGGAGTTAATTTTAAGAATGGAATGTCTGATAGTATATTGAATCGATTTGAAAAGGTTTTTTCGGGACATTTTCATAGTAAAAGTTCAAAGAAAAACATTCATTATTTGGGGACTCAATATCAAATAACTTTTAGTGATTTATATGACAAAAAAGGATTTCATGTATTAGATACCACAACTCGTGAATTAGAATTTGTAGAAAATAAACGACGTAAATTTTTTCATATAGAGTATGATGATACGGATCCCGAACGATTGATCAATTTAAATTTTAAACAATATAAAGATTGTTATATAAAAATTTTAATTAAACACAAAACAAAGAAAAAACTATTTGATGCGTTTGTAGATACTCTGTATAAACACAAAGCTACTGATATTAGTATTGTAGAAGACATGAGCGATTTTTCTATAGAGGAAACAGATATTGATATGGCAAAAGATACATTGACAATTATAAATGATGAGATTGATATCGATTCTGAAATAAAAGATAAAGATCAAATCAAGAAAATTGTTCGC